GCTGTAGTATACGTCGCTGAATCTCGGCGAGTACGTTACGTCCAGCAGTAACGTAGGCTTCGTGCATCCGCGCTTCCGTATGTGCAAGAAATCTCATGGCCCGTTCGACAGTAGACTTCTCTATAACCATGCTGTCTGTAATGTCTGCGAAGTGCATTATCATAGACAGCTTTAGTAAGTGTACATTCTTCCTGCCGTAGTAAGTCTCAAGCCTGTAGTCTTTGTTGACGACATCCTGTGTTAGCTTACCGCTCTCGTAGACCTCCTTGTGGTACGCCTCCGCTTCGTCTGTAAATTTCACCGGCCCAGCTACGTCACCTAACTTCTTCAGATGTCCTACAAGATCTTTCTTTAACGCTTTCTGCTCATCGTTTATACCGGGGAACTGCCGTAAGAAGCGAGGGCCGTCACCGTAGATCATAATGACACGCGACGTGAATCCTTGTGATATGATCTTATCGCTAAACGCCGTGCGTATGAAAGCTGGTGTTGCGCCGCCCAGTATGTTAACGCACACGTTCTTGATAACATCTGTGCCGTGGTGCTTTGTCTTGTACGTGTAGTCACGGCTATCGTAAAACTGGTTCAGCATATTGACAATGTTATCCGTGTTCTTACGTAGGAGAACGCCTAGCTCTTCTATCATAAAGCCGACAGAGAAATGCGAAGAGCGGATCTTTTTGTTATCGCCGTTATTATAGAAGAAGTCTCGCGCACACTCTTCTACGATGAATCGCACAAGACCCTCCTGCGTTATCGTATCCGCGCTGATGGGGTAGAATGGCTTGATCTCAACCTCGTTCGATTTCTTCTTTGGCACACGCTTGATTAGTGACGGGTGCTTAACGAACTCGCTCACCTGCGCTATGACACGCGACTTACCCGCTGCGGGTGGGCCGACAAGCAGCGCGAATAGGTTAGGGTATAACGTAAACGTGTCAGGATATAACCAAACGCGGCGTTGTAATGCTGTCGCTATCATGCTGTAAAACCCCCAGTCTATGAACAGGTTGGGTGACTCTAAATCTTTTAAGTATCCTCGCCATTTTTCTATGTTTATCATCGTTCATGCGTCCGTCATCTCTCCCCAGTTTGGCCCTATCGTAGCTTCGGATCGCATCTGAAAAGGCTCGCCGTGCGGGGAAAGCATCTCTCGGTTGAGTGCATCACAGGCTATAGACGCAACCTCCTTAGCATAGCTTGAATCACATTGAAGTAGAACGCTGTCGTGATTGTTTTGCAAGACATCCGCTCTTAACTCTCGGATGCGTGGGTTGTTGTATAGGTCTGTGAATGCGAGATTAGTGATGCAGCCTACCGTAGACTGCGGCACAAATGCGAACGCTTCTTTGTACATGGACGGCTCGATGGTTTGTGTAAACATACGCGGGTATCCAAACAGGTTGCGTAACATACGTGTGCGCTTGAGTTCTTCTATGGTATCGTTGTGCCACTTACGTATTTCGGGGAACAACGTATGGTAGGTTTCTAGAAAGTATGCGGCTTGCTTGTGCGCTAGGTTAACTGCGCCCTGAGACTTCTGCAAGACGTTGACGCGGAACGTCGGCGCTTTCATGCCGTAGTTGCTAGCGTGGCATATCATCTTCGCCATGAAGTAGTAACGCTTGTCTGCGCTCCAGTTGTCGCTGCTAGAGATGAGTTTGTTTAGCTCATGCCAGCGCGGCATTTTAACTAGCTCCTGCACGGGTGCTTCTGCATACGGCTTCATGTCCTCGCCCATCTCAGAAGACCAGACATCCTCAAACAAACGCAAGGCAACGTACACGTGAGACTTCACGCCATTGTCGAATAGTCTGCGGAAGTTGCCTGTAGTACAGAGGTAGCTTACGACAAGCGCCTCTGCGCCAGATTGGTCAGCTTGCACGAACACGTTACCGGGGTCAGCTACGAACAGCTTGCGTAGTTTCTTGGGGAAATTCTGTACGTTAGTACCCCACTTGTTCAGCAAGCGCCGGGAGGCTAGGCGGTAGGAGGTTGTACCGGCTAGGTTGTAAGACGTTGTAATGCGCTTGTGATCCTGTGGCTCCCATGCCGGGAACTTTAGCTGGCCGCTTTCTTTTGCAGTTGCGCGGTAGCGTAGTATGATGCTGATGATAGGATTCTCAGGATGCTTGAGCCGTAGCTGCAACAGAACCTTCTCACTAGTGATGTCTCTGTCGGGGCGCTGGTAGCCTAAGCGTCCGTACAGGTAATTCGCAACCTGCTTCGGGCTATTAGGATTAAGCTCGCCGCCCGTCAGCAGACGCATGAAGCGTAGCAGTTCATTCTGGTAGCGGTCGTTGTGCGCTACGATGTCATGCAGCTTGTCGTCATCGTAGCGTATGCCTTGCATCATGGCAGTTAGATACGGCACAACGCTTGCGTTAACTTGACAGATGCTATCCGCTGCCTTAAAGTTCTTGGCAGTCTCATCTATCTGCGGCTTGAGCAACGCTAGACTGATGACATCCTTTGAGTTGTACTCAAAAAGTTGCTGCTGCTGGCTAGCGTTCTTAGGCTCAAACACACCCTCGTTCTTGTGATACGGCTGGTCTGTGTACAGGGCTAGACAATGGCCGAGCGACTTCTCAACTTCCGGAAAGAGCCGGTGATGTGCTAGCATGGTATCGTACACGCTGGGCGGTGGAGGTATGTTGTACTTGTACGCTAGCACGAAAAGGTCGAACAGGGCGTTGTGTATGACTACGGTGTTGTCGCGGAGCGCTACAGCTAGAGCGCGTAGCACACGTGGCGTGTCCTCGTAGTAGTACCCTGCCATTGATGACGTTACCATAGGCACACACCACGCACGTTCAGCGTCAAACGAGAAACCAAAGCAGGTCATCTCTAGGTTACGATTAGTCTCTATGTCGAAGTAAAGCGTTTTGTCTTTGTTGTGTGTGAGCAGTTTGATTACTTCATCGGCGCGGGGCCACAGTAGATGCTCGGCAACAGTTATAACGGGCGGCACTTTGAGATACGCTACGGCTTTCTTGACATCCCGCCCAAGCCAGAACTTGCGATTGGGCCGCCGTGTCTTGCCGTGCCATCCTTTATCATCGCCGCCCTTCCCGTATGCTGGGTCGTTCGGATTGAAGTATGCCATGCGGTCAACGGCTTCCTGCGGTTCGTACGTTGCTATGTACGTGATGCCGTCTTCTATGAATGGGCAGCCACGCTGCTCGTCTATCGTAACGCCGCGCTTGTACATATCTAGGGCATCCTGTCCCAGCAGAAGAACAACCTTCGTACCTTCACGTATGTTAACTTCGCCCTTATCAAGCGCATCGGCAAGCACGATGTCAACAGCTTGCCGAGGTATGGGCATGAGTGCGTTGTAGAACGTCTGCCCAGCGTAGCCACTAAGTAGCTGTGCGCGATCAAAGCGCGAGGGCTTACCTAGCACAACAGTCATACCTTTGTACGGTAACTGTGCTAGCGTATGTCGTACTGTTGCTGGCATCTACTTAAAATAAAAGTGCTAGGCTAGTCGCGTACAACCAATAGCACAAAAAACCGCAAACCAATAAACAGTTTACCTAGCCTAGCAAAAACTCTAACACACAGGCGTTCAAATGCAGGTTGAAGGCTTACCTAAGCAGCTTCTCTACGTTACACGGCCAAGGCATGAAACAACCCGGTTGCATCTTAATAGCAATCCTATACCTGTGTGTTAGATAAATTCAAAACAGGACGTAGTGGCGATCAATGAGGAGTGAATACCAAAGAACTCCCGTAGCATCTTAATAGCCAACGTGTACCACTACGCCCGTCGAACATTTTAGTAACCTCCCGGCTCTAGCGTATGTTCTTGGCTTAACCGCAACACCCGCTTCAAACGGTAGTTATTGTTCATAACAGGGTCGCCGTTACTGTCAAGGACGGGCGAGCCATCCTCTGTCTTTTGTGCTTGCTGCTCAGTCTCTATTGTAACATCAGCAGCTAGGCCAGCGTACTGGTCTACGTTAGGGTCTTCGTCGTCGAACTCTGGTGGGAGTTCTAACGCTCTGTGCAAACCCTTGATGCGACGCATTGTAATCTCAGCAGCTTTTTCGCTGAACGACAGATAGTCACGGAATTGCAAACCTGCAATACGCACAACTTTACCATCGTCATCTTCGATTGCCTCAGGAGCTACTAACTCCCATTGCATCACTACCATAGGCGCACCGGCCTTGCTTGTCGTAAACTTGGCATTGAGTATCCTTGCCGTGTACGTGTCCTTCTTCAGATAAGGTCTTACGTTATCTGCGATCTCATCTAAGTTGATGATTGCCATATTATGTTTATGTTTATGTTAGGGAGTGTCTTGCTTGGATTCCTCTGGAGCCGCACTCCTATTGCTATCAGAAGAAACGCGTTGGCCTAGTAAGTACACTAACTTGTCGTTAGTTACAACATGAAACAACATTGCTGCATCGGAGTAGCTAACTTTTAACTCCTTTGCTATGATCTTAACCTGTCCGTCAGCAGCTTTTGCTAGCGAGACAGTCATGTCTGAATACTCTTCTTGTTCTTTAGTCATTTTATTATCGCTCATGTAAGTAGTCTATCAATTCATCGACTGTCAGTATGTTAGCGTTTGCTGATGCTTGCTTCAGCTTCATGAGTTTAGCTTGCATACTTTCTTGGTATCCGCTATGCGGAGTCTTGAACTTCTTCAACATTTTGTCGATCAGTTCGTTAATGTATAGTCCGTCTGCTGGCCATTTCATTTGTCGTAGTATGTTTTTGCTGTCTCTATGACTGCGTTAACGTCGTTGTCTATGTATGCTTCGGGGAACATACCCATCGGAGTCTTAGCGGAGGTGATGCCGTCGCTGTTAGTCTGGAAGACGTAGCGTGTGTTGCCCTCTTTGTCGCGCTTAACTTCTGTGAACAGTACCATAAGGAACTCTTTCTCTATGCTACCGGCGTGTTGCTTACCTTGCACCTTAATGCGGCGCACGTTGAACGTGTTGCCGCTGGGCTGCACTAGCTCCACTATCTCATCAACTGCGGTGAATATCACAACAGCGTGATCGTTCTTAACCTTGTCTAGCACAGTACGAATCTCACGGTTGTAGTAGTTCCATATATCAAAGCCTTTGAAAGACCTGTCTGCTAGCGTATGGAGTATTTCAACATACTTCGTGAACGACTCGATGACTATGACCTCGCAGCTTTCGTCTGCAAGGGCATCTTTTAACGCAGCGTCAAACTCGGTAGTGTTTGAGCAGGGCGCTGTGTACGGGAACTTCTTGGGAAAGGGCATACCCTTACGCTCAAGATCTATTATGTATGTTTTATCTGGCGGCAGGTTGCGCAGCGACGTGGACTTACCAGTGCCGCTACCACCTACGATACCTATTATTGCTTTGCTCATTGTGCTTGTTTTTCTATTGTAGCTTTTAGTTGTAGTATGAGAGCGTTTTGCTCCTGTATTTTGTACTCAAGCACTACTAGGTAGTGCCAAAGGTCTATCACTTCTTCCTTCGCGGATTTGCTTAGTTGCTTTGTATCCATACACCACATACCTTTCGTACCGTCAGGGTTATGTTCTCGTATGCCAGCATTAAAC